CCGGTGTGACGCCACCAGAGGCCCCTCTGAGCCGTTTGGAGCAGTATTTGGCGTTTATTGCCGGCGACACGAGCGTAGAATTGCCAGCACCCGCATCATTATGCGAACAGTGGCTTGCCTACGTTGCTGGTATAACTCCCGCCGAACCGTTGGCCCTTGAGGGCGCATTTCACGTTGGCGTGCAAAAGGTGGATGTGCGATTCTTTGCGGCCGCCGCAGGTATGCCGGGCGTGATTGCACCGGAACCGCAAAACCGAACCGAGCAATTCTGGGCCAAACTTGCCGAGATATTGCCGGTACATGGCACTTTGAAATACGCCACCGGCACCAACTTGACCTTGACCGATGTTGCATGGTGGAGGATGGGATTAGAGCGAATCAACGGCGATACAACGCAGCAGACGTATACGGGGAAGAATCTATTTAATATAAATGCAGACCAAAGACCGAATACAAGGTGTACCGCTACCATAAACGGGGAGGCAATCACCATTACTTCGACTGTGAACAGTACTGGTTTCTATTGTGTTCTTGTACCGAATAGCGACAACTTATTGGGGCAAACGGCGATATTGAGCATCGGGGAGGTCACTTCGGACACACATGGCAGGATTTATGTCAATCAGGCAGTTTCTACGAATTTGACCAGCGTCTCTAACTCTGTTGGCTCTGTGCAGTCAATTACATCTGGTTCAAGCGCGACATTGAATCTCACTTTTCCAAATAGTTATGTTAGTGGCAAGGATTGTTTTGTCATCACTTTTTATGTTAGCGACCAAGGCCAGTATACAACTGCTGGCAGCTATTCGACATATTCTAACATTCAGCTCGAAATTGGCTCAACTGCCACAGCTTTCGAGCCGTACGTTGGCGGCGTTCCTGCACCGAACCCAGATTATCCGCAGGCCATCAACACGGTGACAGGCGAGCAGACGGTGACGGTTGCTAGCCCCAATTTGCTTACTGGAACAGTTGACTTCAGTGGGGATTGGGAGCGTGATACATATTGGACCACAGAACCAGAAACTTACAATGGCCTAACTGTAAAGTCCAGAAAAGAGGGGTGGAATGGTATATATAAGACTTTTGCCGTCAAGAGTGGCGAAACCTATACTTTTTCGGTGTATGCAAAAGCCGGTAGCAATCGCACATCACGTATTTATTTAGGGAACCCCGGTAGTGCTGAGGTCACTTCACCAACAAGGTCAGATATTAGCATCACAACTGAGTGGCAGAGATTTAGCGTCACTTTCACAACGACTGCCAATGGGACCATAGCACCAAGGGTAGAAAACACGGCTGCGCAATCAACGCCAACGTATATATGTGGGTATCAATTGCAAACCGGTGCTACCGCCACCGACTTCCAACCATACCAAAAGACGGAGTATAAGATAAACTTGGGCGATATCGAACTCTGCAAAATTGGCACATACCAAGACTATATTTACAGAAATGGCAACGATTGGTATATACAGAAAGCGACCAAGAAAGTCAGCTTCAACGGTACAGAGGGTTGGTCCAGATTGAGTGGTAACGTGGCGTTTAGGCTAGAAGCAGATTTTACAGACTTAGTTTCGGCCACAGATGCTGGTACGGCGATGAGCGACTATTTTATTTACTGGCCAAATACTGCTTCAATTGGGACGAACTTGCCTGATGGCCAATTTGGGTGGCGTGCAAACAAGGATGCTATTGCTTTTAGGGATGACGGCATAAATCTGAGTCTTTCTGGTTGGAAAACCTGGCTCAGTTTGCACAATCCATCAGTCTACTATGCCTTGGGAACCCCAACCGACACCAAAATCACTAACCAAGCCCTCATATCACAGCTAAATGCCCTAGACCGCGCCGTATTGCCGCAACCTATCGCATATATCACGGCGAGTGGCGACCTCACAGGCGAGCTCAAGATTAGCTATTACGGGGAGGAAGAATAATGGACGTTGGTGCATCTATATTCATCGCAATCCTCGGCTCTGCGGGCCTATTCGGATTTGCGCAATATATGATTTCACGCCATGACAAGAAGCACGACAATTTGCAGCACATGGCGGACCAACTCAACCGAATCGAGCAGAAGTGTGACCGGAACGCCCTTGCGGTGGCCCGGTTGCAACTGTTCTTTTTACTAGAATCGCAACCAAACAACGAGGACGCCATCGAAGCTACGGCGGAGCGGTATTTCATCGAGCTCGGTGGCAACGCCGAAGCTTGGGCTCCGTTCCACAAATGGGCGGTGGCGCACAAAGTAGACACAGGATGGTATAAGGCTTTGCTTAAAAGAGAGAAAGGAGACAAATAATGACAACAGTTATTAGGCAAACCGTGGGCGATAATTCGCAGACGATAAGACAAGTGGTCACGAGCAACGACCGTGGCGCACCAGGGCCACAAGGCACACCAGGCGGCACAATTCAATACACCGCCGGTACCGGCATCAACATCAGTGATGAAAACGTTATATCGGCAACTGGCAAGACTAGCGCGGAATGGGGACAAATTGTAGGCTCTATGAGCAATCAAACAGACCTTAAAAACGCCTTAAACACCAAGGCCAATACGAGCAGCCTTGCAACCGTGGCGACTACGGGCCAATATTCAGACTTAACTGGAACACCATCGCTTGCAACCGTGGCGACTACGGGTTCATATACCGATTTGACCAACAAACCAACCGTGGCCAGCTTTATAGATATCGTATACCCTGTTGGCTCATACTACGAAACATCAGATACGTCATTCGACCCGAATGTCACATGGGTGGGTACAACATGGGTGGAAGATACTGCCGGACGCGTATTGGTTGCTTCTGATACTGGAACATTTACGACTGTTGGCAACACTGGTGGTGAAGAAAAGCACACTTTGACTACATCCGAGATGCCGAGCCACAACCACGCTTTGGATTATACGGCGAACTCCTCCGGTACAGGCACGACCGGCACATACGGTACCGTGTTATCAAATTCATCGCAGACAATCGTTCGCAACGCAACAGTCCCAACGACCGGCGAGCTTGCATATTGGGGTATTGAGAATGCAGGTGGTGGCAATTCCCACAACAACTTGCAACCATACATTGTAGTCAAGCGATGGCATCGAACTGCTTAAACATACAAGACGCATATTAAATAAAAGGAAAGGAGTAAAATATGCAAGACGAAAACTTTAACGACCCAATTGGTCCAGGCGAAATGCCTGTCGACCCAGGAGAGGAGGAATAGATGGCAGTTTCACCTCTAGCAACGGAAAGCTACCCTGCGGACCCAAGCAATTACAGTGGCCCGGAAGCTCGTGCAAATATCACCGCCATTACGATCCACCACATGGCTGGCGTAAATAGTGCCGCCGGATGCGGTGCAATCTTTCAACGCCCTGGGCGTGGTGGTTCATCCCACTACGGCATTGGCGTAGACGGCGAAATTGCGTGGTATGTAGACGAGAATTGCGTGGCTTGGACCAATTCAAACTGGGCTTCAAACCAATGCTCGGTGACAATCGAGAACTCAAACTCAGAGCTCGGCGGCGAATGGCCAGTATCGGACGCAACTTTGGCTTCTTGTATCAAACTCGTGGCAGATATTGCCAAAAGGAACGGCTTGGGGCACTTGGTACCAGGCAACAACCTTACATGGCACTCCATGTTTGCGGCAACCTCATGCCCTGGTGATTATTTGCGCGCTAGGATGCAATATATCGCCGATGAGGCCAACAAAATCAACGAAGGGCAACCTGTACCACCAACACCACCAACGCCCACTCCAGGCCTTAAAATTGGCGACAAAGTGACTCTGCGTGATTGGGTGGACTATTACGGCACGCCACTATATAAGACTCGTGATTATTACTTCATCAGTGAAATCAACGGTGATAGGGCGGTACTAAGAGCAGACAGCGTGGACGGAACGGTCTACTGTGCAGCCAACACCAACAATATCATCAAAGTCGGTGATTCACCGGCACCACAGCCAACACCATCGGCCATCAAGGTCGGGGACAAGGTGCTCCCAATTGAGTTTGTGGATTATACTGGCACGCCACTATATAAGACGCGCGACTTCTACTTTGTAAGCGAAATCAACGGCGACAGGGCCGTCTTGCGTGCAGATTCGATGGATGGCGTGGTATATGCGGCGGTGAATACTAACAATTTGAGGAAGGTATAATATGGCGACTAAAAAAGAATTCAAACTGCTCCCTAAGTTTTGGTATGAGCTACTTCGTTGGGTTGTGTCTATCGTATTGCCGGCAATTGCCACTTTGATTGCTGCGCTCAATGCAACCTGGAACTGGGGATGGCCAATTGAAGCGATTTTGGCCACATTCTCAGCGGTTGAGACATTCCTAGGTGCGGTATTCCTAGGCGCAAAAATTGCTAGTAAATGACAATCCCGATGCCGAGTGGGTTGCGCCGGAGGGCAAGCGCAACCGTCTCGCGTCTTTCGGCCCGGTCCTTTCTTCGCTCTTGTGGCACATTAAAAGGTTCATTGGTAATTTCATACTTTTCAATCTTAAAGTCTCATGCAAAACAAACATTCATCCAACATGGCGCATGGCATCTACGGGCAAGAGCTAGACCATGCGCTCTAGAACCGTGCTGTCTGGGCTGGTATTTCCATGACTCCGCCAGCCCAGGCAAGACGGTTTTAGGCCGTGGCACTTTAACGTGCAATAGACAACAAAGGGGGTGCGATTCATGTCTAAGGCGAGAAAACGCTACGGCAAGCAAAAGCGGCCAAAAACTCCGGCGATCCATAATGGTACAGACCGGCACCACATTTTCTTCCAGCGGCGGTGCTACCATGGTGCGTTGGCGAGTCTTAGGAGCTATGCGTATTGCGTAGTGACAATCCCGAAAGATTCGCTGCACCGGCAGATTCACGAGGCTTTGGCGGCGGTTCCTACGCCCAAACCGGCAAATGCGCGTGAGGCTTTGCAAGAACTGCGGACGCTCTACCATTATGGTGGGATCAGTGACCATGACGACATCGAGAAACGGCTCAAGGTATTGGTTGCGTTGTTTGATTATATCGAGCAACCAACGGCGGATGCGCTTAGAAAACAATTGTCTATTGTGCAAGAATACAAGGGCTCCCACTGACGGAGCCCTTTTCATGTTTTAGGTAAAGTATGGTATAATAAAGCTAATGGCGGTGCGTTTGGTATAAACGCAATGGTACAGTCCCTTGAGGGCGAGATTTGGAAAACTTTGCCTGGGTATGAAGGGCTGTATGAAGTTTCTAATATTGGACGCATAAAATGCTTGGTCAAGCCCGGTAATCATACAGAGAAACTGTTGGGCCAAAGAGACAATGGTTTTGGGTATTTGATATGCTTATTTTGTAAAGGCAGGAAACGCCACACTATGGCGGTCCATCGTGCTGTGGCCTTGTCTTTTTTGCCGAATCCAGAGCATAAAAAGCAAGTTAATCATAAAGATGGGAATAAGTATAATAACAAAGTTGAAAACCTTGAGTGGTGCACGAATAGTGAGAACCAGCTGCATAAGTTCCGTGTCTTAGGCTATAAAGCTCCTGGCAGAGCAAAAAGAAAGGTCATTTGTTGCGAGACTGGCGTGATTTATAATTCTGCCAAAGATGCTGGTGATGCAAATGGCCTGCAAAGAGGCAATATTTTTAGCGTAGCTTCGCATTATTATGGATTTAAGACAGCTGGTGGCTACCATTGGGAATTTGTGGTATAATTAGCTTAATGGCGGTGCGTTGGATTCATATATGTCAACGTCCCTTGAGCAATATGTCTCCCAGGCGACACAAGCTTATCAGCCTGCGGTGAATGCTCTACAATCGCAACTGGACTCTTTAGACAGCCGGTTGGCAAACACAAATGAACAAATCAACAGAAGCTACCAACAGCAACAAGCCGATTTGAACCGAAATCGCAACATGGCCGCGGAATCCGCGTCAATGCAAGCCGCAGGTTCGGGTGGTTCTTTTGGTGGCTCGGCAAACTTAGCAAACAGAAGGTATTATGACA